GAGCAGGGTTGCTTTTCGTTGTCAGTGAGGACTTAGTTAAAGACCGATACACTGTAGACGACGAAGAGAGCCTTTGGGCCAAGTGGATAGATCATCATAGAGATATGGAGTTGGCCTTCGAGAACGATGTTTGGAATGCCAAGCCTAGTGGGCTATGTAAAGGGTGGTGCCCAGTGGTTGAATGCTCACATAACGGGAGAAACTAATGCCGTATAAAAATCCTAAAGACCGTAAGAAACAAAAGAACCCGCCTGTCGGCAGTAAGGCGCATGAAGCACGAATGGAGAGACAGCGTGCGCGACGTGCTATGGATAAAGCTGGACGCGATGCCAACAAAAATGGCAAAGCTGACAAGCGTGAAGGTAAAGATGTTAGCCACAAGAAGATGTTAAGTAAGGGTGGCAGCAACAAAGACGGCGTGCGTGTAGAAAGCAGGAGTGCTAACCGCAGTCGTAATGGACAAAGACCAAGACGTAGGTGAGAGAAGAGCTTAGGGGTGTACTCATGGGCGTGGGTATCGCAGCGTCCATATACCTCGTAGCGTACCTTATCTACGTATTCAGCTAGGGCCGAGAGATGAACACTCTCTCCTGCACGTTGCTCAGTCCGTGTGCCCGAAGACTGAGCCTTTTTTTGTGGAGAAAAGATGCAAGTAATAGACAACAAAGCGTTGTTGCTCAGACTACGTGACCCTCAAAAAGTCACGAATATAATACCGAAGAGTAAAGAACTTTCAGACAACAGAGTCGTTGTTAACTGGGGCGTCGAAGAAGCCCGTGTACTAAAGAACTTAGGTATAAACGTACCTTCACCGATAAGCACACGATACGATTGGACAGGTAAGTACTCACCGATGAAGCATCAGAAGACAACTTCTGAGTTCTTCACTTTGAATCAGCGTGCGTTCTGCTTCAACGAACAAGGAACGGGTAAGACAGCCAGTGCAATATGGGCCGCTGACTACCTAATGAGCAAGGGGTACATCCGTCGCGCTCTAGTGATATGTCCGTTATCTATCATGCAGTCGGCTTGGGGAGACGATCTGTTTACCTTCGCCATGCATCGCACGATGGACATAGCATACGGATCTTCTAAGAAACGCCGACAGATAATCGAAGCTGGTGCAGAGTTCGTAATTATAAACTACGACGGTGTAGAGATAGTGTCTGATGCTATAGCAGCAGGGGGCTTCGATCTTATTATTGTGGACGAAGCCACACACTATAAGAACCCGCAGACTAATAGATGGAAAGCCCTCAATAGGCTGCTTAAACCTAATACTTGGTTGTGGCTGATGACCGGCACACCAGCAGCGCAGAGTCCACTGGATGCCTACGGGTTGGCAAAGCTAGTAAACCCGTCCTCTGTACCACGATTCTTTGGTTCGTTCCGTGATCTAGTCATGGTCAAGGTGACTAACTTTAAGTGGGTGCCCAAGGAGACAGCCACAGATACGGTGTTCAATGCTTTGCAGCCAGCCATACGGTTCACAAAAGATGAGTGTTTAGATCTACCAGACATGGTGTATGTCAAACGCGAGGTAGAACTGACACGGCAGCAGAACAAATACTACAAAGAACTTAAAAATAAGATGACTATGCAGGCAGCGGGGGAGCAGATAACTGCCGTGAACGCAGCCGTGGGCATGAACAAACTGCTTCAGATCTCAGCCGGTGCTGTCTATACAGATGATGGCGAGTCTTTGGAGTTCGACATCAAGCACCGATACAAAGTACTGCGTGAAGTCATAGACGAATCCAGCAAGAAGGTGCTTGTGTTTGTGCCTTTCAAGCACGTCATAGATGTTCTCTCGGACAAGCTGAAAGCGGACGGTATACCTACCGACATAATTCGTGGTGATGTGTCCGGAGCAAAGCGCACCGAGATATTTAAGAAGTTTCAGAATACGAACACGCCGCAGGTTCTGGTTATACAGCCGCAGGCAGCAGCGCACGGTGTGACGTTGACCGCTGCGAATACCGTGGTGTGGTGGGGGCCAACCAGTTCTTTGGAAACCTACGCACAGGCTAACGCACGGGTTCACAGGCAAGGGCAGGATCACAAATGCACTGTGGTACAGCTACAAGGTTCGTTTGTAGAGAAGCGGGTATATGCGTTACTAGATAGTAGAATTGACGTACACACAAAAATGATAGATTTATACAACGAAATCCTTGATTAACGCATTGCTTGTAACTATACTGCCTTTCTTGGTATGTGGAGAACCAAAATGGCAGAAGATATTGAAGGTCTTTACCCTAGACTTATACGCACGTTCATAAAAATACGTGACGCACGTAGCGAAGTTAGGGCTGCATGGGAAGAAGAGGATGCTAAGTTGGAAGCCCAACTGAACATCATAAAGGAAGAGATGCTGGAGTATTTCAAGCGGCCTGAAAACAAGGGCGCTACGAACTTCAGTAGTGCAGAAGGTCAGTTCATACGAATGACCAAAACTAAATACTTCACAGACGATTGGAAAAGTTTCCATGAGTTTATCGTGGAAGAACAAGTGCCGGAGCTTCTTGAGAAGCGGGTAGCACAGGGGGCTATGAAGCAGTATCTGGAAGAGAACCCAGACAAACTGCCGAAGGGCTTAAACACAGTGACTGAGTACACCATTCAAGTAAGGAAGAAGAAGTGACCGAGCCGTATGTTGAAATAGAGAAAGTTGCAGACCACTACAAAGTGTCTCTGTCTACTATCCGTGCGTGGATTCGCAACGGGCAAATACCCAGAGACGGGTGTTACATAAAGATAGGTAAGACCTACCGATTCAAACTGTCTGAAGTGGAGAAATCTGTAGCTAGATTAAATTCTGCAACAGCTTCGGGTATTTCTGCAACAGAAACTCAAGATATATCTGGGATAGACTCTGCCGTGGGCGATGTTGTCGCTGATCTTGATGAAGATATGTGATGTCTGACGGTGTTTTCAGACGCATAAGTATCAGAAACGGACAGTTCCGTACCGTGGTTCACGGTAAAGAAACTTTGATTGATTCTGAGACGTTAGATGTGACCATAGTGGACGCAGCCAAGCGTAGTCGTATGTTCTACGGCGATGCTTATAATGCTCAAAGCACGTCGGCTCCGATATGCTGGTCACCTGATACGGAATACCCAGACCCAGAAGTACCCGCTGACACTAAACAAGCTACTCGCTGTATGGATTGTCCGCAGAACATCAAGGGGTCAGGTAGTGGTAGCTCCCGTGCTTGTAAGTATTCGCAGCGATTAGCTGTGGTTCTTGAAGACAACTCGCAGGAGGTTTACCAGTTGCAGCTACCAGCAAACGCTTTGTTTGGTAGCGCAGAAAGGGGATGGTTGTCGATGCAAGATTATGCAAAACATCTGCATAAGCATGACACCTCAGTCATAACTGTAGTCACACGAATTCGTTTTGAGGACGACGGTTATATACCAAAACTTCGGTTTCGCCCTGTGCGGGTGTTGAAACCCGAAGAACTAGAAACGGCTGTACAGATGGCCCAGCACCCGGATACCGCAAGAGCGTTAACTATGTATAAACCTTTAGAGGAATCTACATCGTCGTTCGAGCAAGTAGATGGGTTTGTGTTTGACGCAGCAAAAAATAATTAGGAGAACTAACGATGCACATTATTAAAAATGTAACCGCGCACTACCCACACTTGGATCAGCCCTATAAGTGGAGTGACGCGCAAAATAGAACTATGCCCTGCTCGTACAAAGAAAACGGGGCAGCATACGATCTACAGTGGATCATGTCTGGTGGCGAAGCCAAGCAGCTCATGGCAGCTATGGAAGTGGCTTATGAGGAGAAGAAACAGGATGGCTGGCCTGCCAGTATAGAGATCCCGTTCAAGAAGCAAGAAAACAAAACGTGGATGCACAAAGCATCGTTGGAAGCGGCTTATAATGGCGAAGAAACTAGACCACCCAAACAGTTCGATTCAAAGAACAACGAGTTACCTAAAGACTTTAGACTAACTACAGGCAGCACTATTAACGTGCAGGTGAGTATGCACCCTTGGTCTAGGGACGGAAACTCTGGTGTTAAATTACGAGTTCGCCAAGTACAGGTGTTGCAGTATAAGCCAGAGCCTGTACGTGCAGCGTTCGATGTAGTCGAAGACGGTTTCACTATGGAAGATGCTGGCGGTAGTGCGTTTACAGCGGTATCAAACGATGCATTTGAAGCACCCGCAGTTAATACTGATCCCAGCGATCCCTTTGCTGACGAAGAACCCGAAGAGCTAGAGGTTGTGGAGGAACCCAAAAAGGCTGTAAAGAAGTCCAAGCCTGCCAAAGCCGAGAAGGAAGCGATAGCCTCAGTCCTTGACGACTGGGACGACTAACCGCTAACAAAAAACCGTGGCTAGTATCTACGAAAAGGGCGTGCCGATGCCCCTGCCACGGTGTCTCTCGGTTTTGAGTAAGCATTATGGATACAAAAACATTCTTGCAGAAGGCGCTACGTGGTGACGGCAGGTACTGCCTATTTGCTGCACGAAAGTCAGACCATGCAAAAGATCAAAAATTCTACGACTCTATAGAAGAGCTAGAACAAGCCACACATACGTTTGATGCCGATGGATACGATGTTTATTTTGCGCTTGCTGTGCTAGGCGAAAGTGATAGCCGGAAGGTAACTAACGTCAAAACACTTAGCTCGTTCTTTTTAGATCTTGACTGTGGCCCCAGCAAAGACTTCCCAACACAGGCAGACGCGCTTAACGAACTGAAAGAGTTTTGCAAAGCGACAAAGCTACCCAAACCTTTCATCCTTGATTCTGGTCGGGGCGTACACGTTTATTGGTTCCTTACAGAGCCAGTTGCCAAAGACGATTGGATCCCTGTAGCAGGCAAGCTCAAACGCTTGTGTGCAGAATATGAGTTCGCAGCAGACCCAGCAGTGACAGCCGATGCTGCTAGAGTTCTACGTCCAATAGGCACCCACAACCACAAAACTTCACCGCCATCGCGTGTGGATCCGCTACTACAAGTAGCTCCCGCAGAAGTTGACTTTGATAAGTTCAGCGAATTACTAGGTGGTGATTTAATTCTACCTCCTAAGAAGTTTGCCCCATCTGCTCCCAGTGCTTTGATGGAGTCGTTAATAGGCAATACGGAAACATCTTTTAGGCGAATACTAGAGAAGATAGACGACGGGCACGGATGCGAACAACTGCGGATAATCTACACGGATCAAGAGAACTGCTCTGAGCCTATGTGGAGAGCGGGACTGTCCATAGCTAAGTTCTGCTCCGATGGTGACAAGGCCATACATAAGCTATCAGAAAGGCACCCAGAGTATTCAACACACGGCACGGTCGAGAAGGTAGACCTGATAAAGGGGCCGTACCTGTGCACCAAGTTCGATGAGTTTAACCCCAAGATATGCAAGAACTGCAAGCACTGGAATAAGATCAAATCACCAATCACTCTCGGCAACACGATTCTGGAAGCCACCGCCGAAGACAACATAGTAGAGGCACCATCAGCTACACTGGCAAATGCGGATGTGCAGACGTACACCATACCACCGTACCCGAAGCCATATTTTAGGGGTGCCAGTGGCGGCATCTATATGCGGTCAGTTAGTGTTGATGGTGAAGTAGAAGAGCGCAGTATCTACCACAACGATCTGTATGTAGTTAAAAGAATACGCGATGCAGAAATAGGCGAAGCCGTATTCATGCGGCTGCATCTACCCAAAGACGGGGTTAGTGAGTTTACTATACCTCTTACCTCTGTTACGTCCCGCGAAGAGTTCCGAAAGAGTATGTCTATGCGCGGTGTAACCTTAACTAGAATGGATGAAATTATGCAATACACAACCACTTGGGTTAACGAACTACAAGCTAGAGAAACGGCTGACGAAGCACACCGGCAGTTTGGTTGGGCTGGTAAGGACATGGATACATTCATACTGGGCAACCAAAAAGTTTATAGAGATCGTATAGACTTTAACCCTCCTTCTTCCGCCACCGTTCCTTTATTTCCAGCATTTGACCCCAAAGGTTCTCTCGACGAATGGAAGGAGATGGCTAACTTCTTAAATGTAGAAGGGCAGGAACCTTATCAGTATGTGATGGGGGCTTCTTTTGGTTCTGCGCTAATGGAGCTTACCCCTGTAGCTTGTTCTTCGTTACACATACATAGCAAGGATTCAGGGCTTGGTAAGACCACCGCACTAGAAGCGGCTCTTACAGTATGGGGAGACCCGAAAGAACTACTGCTAGGTAAAGAAGATACATACAAAAGCAAGATGAACAGAGGGGAGATATACCACAGCATCCCGTTGTTTTTGGATGAGATAACAAACCTCAGTAGTCACGAACTTAGTGACCTAGCGTATCAGTACGTTAGCGGGAGACAGCGGCGCAGGTTAGACAGTAACTCCAGAGAGAAGTTGAACGGTATTCCGTGGAGCTTTACGTCTATAACCACAGGCAACGTCAGTGTTATTGAGCGGATAATGTTGATTAAAGATGCGCCGAAAGCAGAGGCACAGCGGATACTTGAGTTCAAAGTAGATCGACTGTTTAAGGACTCCGCTAGTAAGCTGCAAACCGACAAGTGGACGCGAGAAGTGCACAGCAACTACGGACACGCAGGGGTGCTGTTTGTTCAGTACGTTATGAGTAACCTCGAAGAAGTTACGAAAGAACTAGAGACAGTACAACAGCGTATAGACCGAGAGGCTGAACTAACATCAGAAAACCGCTTTTGGTCAGCAGGTGCAGCGTGCACCATGACTGCGCTGGCGATATGTAAGCGCATAGGATTACTACAGTACGACACAGAGCGCGTCCATAACTGGATAATACGTCTGTTGAAAGTGAACAAGAACACTGTCCACGACATGCAGGACTCCGTGGAGCAGACACTAAACGACTACGTGCATGAGAACTGGAACAACATACTGTGGATACGTAGCACGGAAGACAGACGCGGTAAGGCGGATACCGCGTTAGATGAGCTGGTTGTGCCAGACGCTACACCTCGCATAGGGCTAGTAGCACGATACGAAACAGACGTTAAGCGGCTGTACCTAGTGCCTAAGTCTTTGAAGGCTTGGTGCATAAAGCAGCAGATAAACTATGCTTCTTTTGTAGAAGATATGAAAAACAAGATGGGCGCAAAGCGCGTGCAGAAACGACTCAGTAAAGGCACTCATATGAGATTAACGCAGCAGAGTGTGCTCATGGTGCAGTTTGACGTGGAAGACAAAGAAGATGAGTATGTGAGTGACTAAAGGAACTGTAAGCAGAGGGGTTGTCAAGAACGACGACTTAAACCCTGATGGCGTGCGGGTGGTTATCAGTTGGGATGAGATGGTAGTGGGTGCTTCTATATTCGTACCCTGTATCAATACCAAAGGAGCTGTCGAAGAACTTAAACGTATCTGCGATTCTAAACAGTGGGAGTCTCGCATCTTAGTTCGGGTGGAGGACGGTAAATTAGGAGTGCGTATGTGGAGAATGCTATGATAAAGTTCGCTTGGTTCTCCACGACCACCCACCTCCTAGTCAGTCTCTCCCCTGCGGCTAGGAGGTGGTTCTCTAATTATTCATGTACCAAGGCTGATACTCTAGTTCTTCTTGCATATCTTGTGCGTACATACGCATGGTAGGCGTAAGTGTAACTCCGTCGTGCATGGTCAAAGAAGTTCTAGCGTGCTGTTTCATTGACCGCTCTATCGTATCGGTTGTTATGATTGCTTCTTTACCTTTATCACTATGCCTACGGTTGTGCGCTATTATTTCGTTTAATATATCGCTTGTGTTATCGCCTTGACGCAACGCTATGTAGTATCGTTTTAGTAACCTACTCTTCTGCCTAGATACAGTCTTTTGAATCTTCTTGATGTCTTGGTTACGCTCTTGTGCGTTGGTGTAT